CTCTTCTGGGAACTGCAGAATAGCGTCCCCAGACCCGTCTTCAGCTTCTATTACTTCGGCGGTGAATGTAACATTCATTCTTTATCCAATTCTTTTAGACGCTCTTCACGAGTCTTTCGCTTAGCATCAGTATTATATGTTAATCGGCGACCTTCTTCCAGCGAAAGTTTTAACATTACGTACGCTCGATAGTAGTTACCTTCACGAAGAACTTTTAGATTCTCTCTACGATAAAAACCGATCTTTTGTTCCGTAAATGTTTTAGAAACTCTATCAATCTCGCGCTCTACATCTTTTACCCCATAACCAGATTCTAGAGCTGATTCCCGTGAGATAGAGTCTACCTTTACACCCAGCTTATTAGCTAATTCGATCTTAGCGTTTAAAGTAGCTTTATCAATAGCAAATTGCATGTCTTTAGAAACATCTGTAGCAGTTACTGTAAGCTCAGTACTGTTGTCAGTTTCTTTTGCAAGGAACCATTCAGGTACTTCGTTAGTTTTAGAGGCATTAATTTCTACCATCTTGTTATCTTTGTTCCCGATACCTGGTATAGAAGAGCAGCCCCAGGTTAACAAACCCATAGAGCAGGCTAATAGGTAGGCAAACATACGTTTCATCTTTCACTCCGTTTAATGATAAAGTTGTGCTGTACGATCTTTCTTTCCTGTACAGGGATAGAATTAATAAGCTCAGTAAAAGTATTCTTGTTTACATCTCTATAGTCAATATCTTGTCTACGTTTAGTAAATAAGAATAATAACGTTTCATTAGATGAGCTATCCTTCTTATCTAATGAAGCGATAATGCTTGTATCTTTAGGCCATTCAAACCTATCATCTACTAATGAATCTACATTATATTGGTTAGGATAAATTAGATCAACACCTTTTTTATGTAGGTTGAAAATATACATGTAGAGAGGTTCACCTACTTTAACTTCTGCAGAGAACTTATCACCAGCTATATAAGAGCGTTTAGATTTTACCGTAGCATTAAGCTGACGGAAGGGTTCTATCTCTGTCTTTACCTCTACATAACAGGTATCTTTATCCGATCGTTTTACTCTATCTACTACTGAACTAACTTTACCCGACGAAGTAAAAATTACATCTTTAACATAGTTACAGTAAGCGTGATCTTTGGTATCTACGCAAAAAGTTTCTTGAACAGTCTCAAACTGTTTTTGACCGTAATTAAATAAAGAATTCTCTATAGCTCTATTCTCAGCTATAACACACGCTTGCCTTTTTTCTTTATCATTACTAAATGTATGTTCACCCATACCGTATGATACTTCTAGAGCATGAGCAGGTGCGCATAATATAAGGGGTATGAGAAACTTCTTCATCTTACTCTCACAGGAACACTATAACATTCTACTTGCACGGTTTCGTAGATGTCAAAGATGTAGACATGTCTGACAGGAACGTAATAACACTTATGTTCGAAAACGTTTTGTTCGGGTTGAGGTGTAGATGAAATTACAGCTGCAGTTGTAATTGCTGCAGCTGCTTTGGAGATCAAAAAAGGCATATTATTGTACGCAGGTCATTACTTCATTACGAACCATACCAGTTAAAGGATCACGAACCGGTACAAGACAGTTATACGTTTGTTGAAACAAGCTTGGTGCATGGTAAATAGTACGAGGAGGCAAAGTACCGTAACCACCAGGACCATAAACTTGAGGCACACCACCGTAGTTAGGATATGAAGGTCTATTCAACATAGAGCCGACAATAATACCACCTATAGCAGGAAGTACCCAATCACTAGCTAAAGCATTTACAGAACAAACAGCTAAAACAACCGTAACGATAATCTTTTTCATATCACCCCCTTATTAAGATAACTTCATTATATAGTCATCATAAAAGTAAATCAACCGTTACTAAATTTACGTAACGCTTCTTTACGCATAAGGTGCATTCTATTAGGACTCTCTGGTTTGTAAACCGTAACGTACTCGATACCCTCGACAAGCTTTACGTTACTAAAATCGTCACAAATCCATTGCTCTTGATTAAGAGGATTTACTAGTTTTATAGGTTTCTTTTTCATAAAAATCAAATCCCAGTTACTAACGAACTGTTCATTAGTTACGGAATACGGTCTTGGTTTCGATCCCTTACCTGCTTCACTAGCCATTATAATGATGCAAGCTGAATACCAGAACCAAATACACTATTGTACTGATTGTACAGTTCAGACACAGGCTTACCTGTCCAGAGAACGTTTTTGCTTAATATTGTAACGCTATGATCCTCTAGGTACATAGCATATGGTACTAGTGCCATCATAGATTGAGTAGACTCTGAACGTGCAGGTATCATCTGCAAGTAACAAGGTTGTTTAATTACTACTTGAACACCTTCTGCATCCGTAGTAACATCACCTACTAGTTCCTCACCGGATACTAACTTTATCACTTGTATCATTAACTAATCCTTCAATGTAAGAATGTGCTTTTTCTTCGCTGTAAAACATTTTTGTATGATGTTCTATTGTACGCTCATTAAAGCAAAAAATCAATATTTGATCATCAAAGGAACTGGCCTTTACAAGCCAGTCCCCAAAACAAACAACCCCAATAGTAACAAATCGGGGAGTCACAATTTACTTCTCTTCAGTAAGAAGTTGCTTTGTTGAAGTTTGAGTGACAATATCTTCTTCACTCTTAAGATCAATTTTACGAGGCTTTTTATGCTCAGGAATAATGCGTTCTAGAGCGATTTTAAGCATACCGTTTAGTAATGCTGCATCTTTAATTTCGATTTGATCATCGATAGCAAAGGTACGAGTAAAAGCACGGTTTGCAATGCCTTTGAAAAGAAAAGTATCCTCAGCATCTTCTTTAGAAGAGCCTTTGATAATCATCTTATTATCATCTAACGTAATTTCAATATCCGATTTCGAAAAACCAGCAACAGCAAGTTCAATAACATACTTGTTGTCTTCTACTTTACGAATATTGTACGGAGGGTAGTTAGGAATGTTTTTTGTAAGTTCATCATGCATTTTAGCAATGCGATTGAACTGATCATCAAAACCTACAAAAAATTTATCAAAGTCTTTAGGTAATGAAGGTAGGAAGTAAGTCATTATTTTACCTCCTTAGTAAAAACTTTATCTACAACTGCTTTTGCTGCAGCTCCAGAAACTTCAAAGTAAGATTTTGCAATTTGTTTTGTAAACTTAGTTTGAGCGTCTACAAAGTCTTGCATTGATTTACGAACTGAATCTTCTTTAATAAAGGTTTGTAGCCAAGTTGTCTTAGCTGATTGAATAGCATCAATTGCCATATCTGCAATATAGATCATTGTGTCTCCTATTAAGCGAGTTAAAAAATTATCTTACCCTAACGGCGTAAGAGGATAGTTTGACTTCGTATCCAGGAAGTTACCCGCGGCTAGCGAGTATTAATCTGAACGTTTCTTTCCAATATTATACTTAGCTTGCAAATCCCATTCATCCTTATCTTTAAAAGCAATGACCTTAATTTGCGAAAGCGGTGCTTGATCTTCCACCGCCTTAATATTTAGTATTTTAATCAAACCCCAATCAGAAAGCAACTTAGCAATAGTATTTCTTCTTTGAATGTCGTTATCCGTAATATCGGCTTGCTTGCCGTCTAGTGCAAATAGTTCTTTAAAGTGTACTATGTAGTAACGACCTTGCTTATGTAAAATATGACACGATTGATAAAGAATTTTGTCTTTTCTAGACGCTACACCAATTCTTGTTAATGTTTCTCTTACTTTTAAAAAATCGTCAGGCTGCACCAAGGTAACTTCAAGAGGCATGTATCCGGGATAATCTATCCTAAAAAACTCATTAGACATTATAAACCACCTTTTTTTAGTTTTTGTTTTAGTTTATCAATTTGCTCAGGACTGAGGATAGAAAGTGCTTGGCGAGCCTTATCTGTGCTATATCCATAATAGGTCTTTATAACTTCTATCGCGTCAATCTTGTCGGCCTTTAACCACTTATTATAACGTTTTCGTGGTCTAATTATATTTATAAGAAATTGATACTGCAGTTTCTTGTCTAAATGTGGTCGAGAATTCATCTCGTTCGCTTGTATTATCGTGTCAGGGCCAAACGATAAGCCGCGATTAATAACATACGAATTGTACTGTCTTTCGGACCAGTCATCTACAATTATATCTTCTTTAGTATAATTAATAGAATTAATAAATTCAAATGGAGAAATGGATGGTTGCTTATAGACTTCTTCCGGTGCCTCCTCCACCAACTGTCCAAATACTTTGTTAATATCCATAAGTCATAATACCCAATCTTCAGCCAACATCTCTGCTTGCTGAAGATTACCAAAGTAATGTTCTTTCTCCTCACCGAAGTAAGTTTTAACACATACTACTTTATAACCTGTTTCACATACGTACACCATAGACGCTCTTGACCTATCGTCAGAAAGATAAGTGCTTACTAATGTATTACTCATTTTATCTCCGTAGATGCCATAATCTCAGTTAGACATGCTACCAGATTTATTTCTTGGTCTGCTACGAATGCTGCTTTATATTGATAATCAGCTATCGTTAAAACTAACTGAGGTACTTGTTGGGTAAGTGGTACAAAAGTATCATAAATTTTTCGAAATAGAGTAACTGGATCATTGTCTAAGTTATTAATGACCCATGTGCGCATCTTTTTCCAATCTTTTTCCTGCATGGCTTCAATTAGATCCTTCATGTTAGTATCCCCTACAAAAGAGAGAATACCTTCATCAATAGAACCTGATTGAGAATACCTTTGTAACTCGTTTAACGTTCTACGAAAGTCAGGAAAGTATTTTTCTATAACCTTCGCTACTACTTTACCATCTGCTGTTACTTCTTTATCCGCAAGTATACTAGTTATGCGTTTAAAAAACTCTGCAGCTAGTTTAGGCTTTTCGCTTTTAGGAATTTTAAATTCGATCACTGCGCACCGGCTATGTAACGGTGGTATGATTCTATTTTTAAAATTGCAGGTAAAAATAAACCTACAATTATTAGAAAACTCTTCTATAAAACCACGTAAAGCAGGCTGAGTAGAGTTTGGATTGAGGTAATCTGCCTCATCTAAGATAACTACTTTCGTATTACCTGTAAATGAGATAGTTGACGCAAATTGTTTTATTTTAGTTCTAAGTACATCAATACCTGACTCTTCAGAGCCGTTTATAACGATGTAGTCAGAGTTAAGCTCTTCACATAGCGCACGAGCTACCGTTGTCTTACCAGTGCCAGCAGTACCACAAAGGAGCATATTTTGTATTTCTCCTTTGCTTACCACCTCTTTAAAAAACTTTTTTATTTCCTTTGGAAGGATACATTCATCTACCGTCCGGGGTCTGTATGCTTCAACCCAGAGAAATTGTTCGGTCATTTTTCATCTCCATTTTAAACAACAGAACCAGGTTCACACGCAATCCAATATTGAAGTGCTCTAGTCATATGTTTAAAATGCAGAAACTTAGCTTTACCGTTAGGTGTCTTAGCTACTGTAACTTCATATGCGTCAGGAATAACTTTTAAATTCTCAACTGCAATGAATACATCGAAATCATTGAAAGCAGTTCCTAAATCTTTCTTAAAGTTACTAGAAGATAAGTTCTTTCTATCACCAATCGAAAGAACGACATTTTGATTTTTATTAGTGACGGAGATAGTTGGTGCACCGGTAATAGCCGCGGCTTTCATTATCATCTGAACATCGTCTGCAGTAAGAGTAAAAGAGTAAATAGCTGTATGCTCGATTTCTCCAGCTGGTGGTGCTTTTACGATATCAGCGCTTGAGTAGAAGTACTCAAACTTACCTTTTTCACTCGAGATAATTAAACTCTTATCTCCGAAATCTACTTCTTGATTCTCTACTAACGTTAACATAGCTAAAAGAGAATTAAGATCGTAGATGTAAAACTCGTTAGGTATTTCTTCTTTAATAGTTGCTTTAGCAAAAATGCTATTAGCATTAGAAAGCGTCTTTACATTATCACCCGGCGTAAAGACCATGTTCATGTTGATTGAAGCAAAGTTCTTCAACAACGAAAGTGTTTCTCCACAAAATTTCATAATAACCTCACACTAAAATAATATTATATAAGCTTCAGTTCAACATCTCTACTGAATTTGTCAATGCAGTATTGCCTTTCTTTCATATCTAGCTCTCTAAGATCCGGGCGCTTGAAAGCCGAATCACCGTGGTCTCTAAAGCAGACTAACGTATCTTTTATCATGATTGGATCCCCGAAATGATAATAAGAGCGGTAGAAGTATTCACCGTCTACTATCCATAAAAGATTTTCATCCATTTCTAACGTACATTCTCTTCTAACAGAATAGTTAGATGGGTTACCAGTAACGTTGTCACCGTTTACAAACTTATTACCGTACCAGGGTTCTCTTTCATTATAATACTTAGTTCTATTCTCATTACAACAAACGAAGCCGGAAATTAACCATTTTCCTTCCTTAACTTCAAACCCAGTTTTAATTTTCAATAAAGCATTTTGGTCTACAAAAAAATCATCCATGTATAGTAATTTTACAATATCACCGGATGCATATTTTAAACCATGATTGACATTGTTTGCAGCATTTTTAATACCACTTTTATTTTTTACATAAACAATTTCCATGACATTAGAAAATGTCTTTACTATATCATAGAGGTTATCTGCTTCGCTTTGATCAGAAATGATAACTTCAAAATTGGTGTAAGTCTGACCCATTAAATTAGCAAAATATTCAACTAAGAACTTCTCACTAAGGCCATCCTTCATAGTATAAACAGGAGTAACTATTGATATTTTAGACATTATATTTGAATAGGTATAAGAAGCGGGGGATTGTTTGAATTACCATAAACTTTAAGTTCACCAGAAGATGTATTAAGATATGGTGAGCTAAATTCATCCGTGGTATCAGTTACATCATAACCTGTGTCAGTAAAGTTTTTGAGAAAATATATTTGATTCCAGTAACCGATTTCTTTAGTAGATCCCTTTTGTAATCTAAAGATTGTATTATATTTTTCTAGAATTTTACTTGCTGCCATACCTGACAGCATGCCGTTGGATATGGAAGGATGCTTGAACTTACCTAGATCCTTTGGAACCATTTCATTTATTTCATTACTAATTTCAACCATTAAACTACACACGTACGAAGTATTTGCATTAAATCTTTGAATGAAAGGAGATACAAAATTTGTAAAACTTGGTAAGTAATCATCCTCAATTAGAAAAAAATAGTCAAACTCACTTAAATTTTTTCTCACTACATCGTTCCATGCACCGTAGCTATAACCGTTGTTGATTCTAAAAAGTACTTCTATATTTTTACCACGTGTTAAAAGTATAATTTCTTCTTTTAACTCTTCACTAATATCATCGTTTATAACAAAACTAAAACGATCGATGTTTTCTGCATATTCACTAAACTCAATATGCTTACGCACAAAGCATAAAGGATCATTCTTAAATGCTTGTTGGTAATAAGGAAAAGTTCTGTTACCACCAATGTAAAAAGCCGCTATGTAATTAACCCTGGTAGTCATTTAAAGCCTTAGTAACTTCTCTTAATTGCTTAAGACCTAACCACCAGCCATTCGGAATACAGACTTGTGTATCGGTAAAAGAATCTACACCAGGTAGCGGACCTTCTGCAAATTGAATAGTACTATCGTACGTATCATTTCTAAAGTGAACTGGGCTAGAAGCAATACCCTTACCGGCTAGATAACTGATAAAATGATCTTTTAAACCAGGTTTAACATGCATACTAAACAACCAGTACGAGTGAGTGATGTCCCATTCTGGTAAAGTAAGTAAATCGTTCTTTACATTTTCAATATAGTATTTCGAATTAATTCTACTTATATTAACTGATGTTTTAGCGGAAGATAGATTCGTTATACCAATGGATGCATTAATGTCATTCATGTGGTACTTAAATCCAACTTGAGTAATGTTTTGCGTACAGCGGAAAGATTCGTTTTTAGTTCTATCTAAACCATACCAGCGAAGTATTCTTGCATCTGCTTCTTTATCAACAGGGCATACCAGGATACCACCATCACCTGTAGTTAGAAATTTAATAGCTTGAAAGCTGTAACAAATATAATCACCACGGGGTACCCCGCTATCTAAAAACACATCCCAAGTATGAGCAGCATCCTCGATAACAGGCACACCGAAGGTACTAAGGGTAAGGTAGTCACAAAACTTACCAGCCCAGTTAACAGCAATAATAGCTTTTGTCTTACTTGTAATTAATTTTTTAACTGATTCCGGGTCTATTAGTCCTGTAATAGGATCGATATCAGCCCAACGTATTCTTGCATGTCTATGAATCGCACCTACATTGGATGCAAAGCAAGTTTGCGGTGATGCAATAACTTCATCACCTGGACCAACACCACACAATTCTAAAGCAAGGTCAATTGCTGATGTACAAGAGTTAACTGTAACTGGTCTTGTTTTAGATCGGAGCTCTTTATGCAACATGTCTTCGAATTCTTCAACTTTAGGTCCCTGACCAATAAATCCAGATGATAGAACTTCTGCAACACGACTATGCGCTACAGGACTCATGTTAACTTTAAATAATGGAATCATGCAAATGGCCTTATGTGCGGAATATCACCGAAGATTTTTTTATGCATTTTTTCTTGAACAAACATTATATCAATCTGAAGTAATACATTTTCTGCTTTGTGTACTTCAAAAATATCGTAAGGAATAAATCTAATACTTTTCATGTACTCAAGGTACTGAGTAATTTTAGGTGCACCTTCGTTAAATTCAATAATAGGGCACTCCATGTAAACAAAATTAGTTTGTTTGATTAAATCTCTCGCACCTTGGAAAATATCAAGCTCAGAGCCTTGGGTATCAATCTTTATAAAATCAGGTTGAGGTAATGAAAACTCTTTTACTACCGCTTGAAGGGTCTTAGCTGGTAACTTAACTGGTTTTCTATTTTCGTAATGAGTGGTAGTCTCTTTATAATAAGAATCTCCTGTATCATTACCGTTATAAAATTCAACCTCATCAGTACCCGGCGAACTCAAAACCCCAACATAGCTAAATTCATTATAGGTTTGAAGAACCTCTTTGTAAATAGAATTACCTTCAAACATAAAAAATTTAGCATCGAACAGAGGTCCTGATTTCATAGCATGTGTCCATTGACCTGCACATGCACCTATATCATACACATTTTTAATTTCTATATCCTTCATCCTACACTGACGTAGGAATGAATTAAGATTAGATAACTGAGTCATACTTATACTCCATGGTGAAAATTCTTTCGTTTTCACTAATAGTTACAAAACCTAATTTCTCATAGGTTTTGAATGCTCGCGTATTATTTTTTAGAACTTCTAATCTAATAGGGAGTTGTTTATTGCAATTATCGATTAGAAACTTAAACAGCGGGGTACCTAATCCTTTATCTCGATAGTCTGAAGTTAGACCACCTGTGAGAAGGTATTGATCATGCTCTAAATGGATAACACCAAACCCTGCGTTAACAACAACCACTCCATGCTCAATAGCATAAGCAATATAAAGCTCATATTTTTTAAACGAGGTTTTAAACCATTCAGCTTGTTGTTCAGGGGTAATATAATCTGTACTACGCGTCATGAAATCTTTACATTCATTACGAATAGTACGAAGAATTTCTGCTTCTGCAAGGGTAGTTACTCGTTTAAACACTAACATAGAAACACCTCATCAAATTTTTTCATTACAATATCAGGCTTATAATCAGCTACTCGCCTGATCCAATCTTCCTTAAAATCACCAAGATTATTAAGGATAAAATTAATATCGTTAGTATCATTATAGAGTAATCCACTATCTTTTAACATTTCTATATGGTTAAGATCATGACCATTATTCCAAGCCATGACCGGTTTGTTTAGGGATAAAAATTCTGCAATAGATAATCCAAAGCTTTCACCTCGTTGTCTTGCGTGAAGCATTATGTCGCAGGTATTAATAAAGTTAGATTTCTTTTGTAAGTCGCTAAACTCATTAAGATACTTAACATTAGGGTGTGAATAGAAAGGCGACGTACCAACAAAGAGAAAAACAAACTTATCTGTCTTACTTAAAATATTTACTATACTCTCTTTAACAAATCTAATATCAAATGTATAGTAACCACCTATACGTCCAACAACTACTTGATCATCTCTTATACCAATGAACTTTTTAAAATCACCATTAGGGGGTGGTAAGTTGACGATGTGAGGTACATAAGGTACACTACCCCCAGACATAGTTTCAGATAACCATTTAGAAATATAAGCGTATCTATCTCCATGTGGTTCATTAAACTGGAAGACAGCGTGAACGGCGGTCTTAACATTAGTAGGAAGCTCTTCACGCTGACCTGAGTTTAGAAAATAAGCAAGATCGGCTTTCTCTGTATCAATTACTTTATTTAAGTTACCGGCTCTATAACCAATTACTTTAAACTTCTTGGATAATGCGTCTATAGCTTTCTGCTCATTACCCATATCCTTTTCTTCACCAAAAGTTTTACAATAGGTAATAATACTCTCATTACCTAAAATCTCTTGATTGTATTTTGCATAGTCAGCAACAGCTACAGATGTACCTCTATAGTTTATAGTATTAGTATGGAACAGGATCTTCACGAAACAACTTTTCCTTTGTAGCTAAATGTAGATGAAGAATGGAATCCTTCTGTATTAAAGGTACCATTTATAACTTCTTCACAACGTTTAATAAACAATTCAATATTTTGTGCCATTCTTGACTGATACAAATGATAAACTGTATCTTCAAATACGGTTCCGATACCATAATAACCTAAACAACTTAAAGGCCATGCCCCTTCAGATGGCTCACCTTCAAAGTAGGTAGGTCTTAGTGCGCGGTATCTGATACCATTCTCTTCCGCTTTATAACTAATCTCTTCAGCAGTATCTGATCGATGAGTCTCAGAAAAAGAAGGTGAGCCTAGTGTCTTAAACAAACGAGTAGGCATTACATAAAACCCTGGTGCAGCATAGATATGACTCTTAGGTCTAATATGATTGGACACTTGAGCGATTCCTACAAAGGTATTATTACGCTTCGCAAAGCGTATTACATCTAATAGTTTTTCTTTGCTTAGGGGAATGCAATCAGGTTCAATAGTAACCACAATATCGGATTGAGATTGCTTATGGACTTCGGTCATCCAATGCCCATGATTAACATTCAAATTAAAATAATTAATTGGTATGTCAAAATGCTTCATGACTTTTTTATGAGCATCTAACATATCTTGATCTACATTATCCCAATGTAGAGAAACGAATTCAATTTTCATAGTACCTCCTCACTACATTATATATCACAAATAAAAAAAGCGCCACAAGGGCGCTTTAAAATTTACCATAATTTGGTTAACTAGTTAGCACCTTAGATACACTATTTATAATAGCAGCAATGCGGCCAATGTCGCGAAGCTGTTCAACTGTATAACCTTCTTGCTTAAGTGTCTCGTAATGAGCTTTAACACAGAAATGACATTTACCAATAATGGATGCTGCAAGACTATATGCTTCGAATCTAGCTTTAGTTGTACCACCGTGACTAGCAATTACATTCATACGTAACTGAGCTGGTAGACCTTTTAAATTAGCATCATCTGCCATTTCAAGGTAAGGATACCAGACATTATTTTGAGCCATGATAGTAGCAGCCGAAGCAGCTGCTGTAGCTTCACTAAAATTAAATCCAGTTAACCAAGACGAAAGTTTACCATTACCTGTAGCAAGTGCGGAAGCTAAAACAAGACCTTCAACTTCCTCCTGCGGTAGAGATGTCCTAGACAAAGAGTCAACATTAAGCTTCACGTCCTTTGAATATTCAGGTAGTGCATCTTTTATTGATTGAATCCAACTCATAGTGTTTCACCACCTACAGTACGGTTACAAGCACATAACTCACCCGTCTGTAAAGCATCTAGGACGCGAAGTGTCTCTTCTGGGTTACGTCCTACGTTAAGGTTGTTAACCGTAATGTGTTGAATAACGTTATCAGGGTCAACAATAAAAGTAGCACGAAGAGCAGCACCCGCTGGTTCATAAAATACTCCAAGCTGATCGATTAAGCTACGACCCCACTCACGTGAAGTATCTGCAAATTGAATGTGCTTAATCTTCTTAAGATCTTCATGAGCGTTTTGCCAAGCTAGTTTACAGAATTCATTATCTGTAGACCCTGTTAACAATACAGCATCACGGTCTGAAAAGTCTTGAAACAATTTATCGTATGCAACGATCTCGGTAGGGCAAACAAAAGTAAAATCTTTAGGGTAGTAAACAATTACCTTCCATTTACCTTCAAAAGATTCTTCTGTAATTTCGAAAAACTTATCACTACCTGGATTAACACCAGTAACTACGAACGACTCAATTTTATCACCAACAGTTTTCATTTATACTCCTTAAGAAAAAAATAAACAACAATAGAATTGTACAATTACTTATAGTAATGTGCCACTTTTTTCTTATGGTTTTTTTCTATTGAAGTAATAG